CTCATCCTTATTTTGAAGCCAATCAATTAGCGTTTATTCACGACGAATTACAATTTGAAACCACCAAAAATTATGAACACGACATTAGATTCATCCTCGAAATATCTGCAGGAAGAGCTGGAGAAACTTATAAAACCAGAATACCAATCGCCGCTGAATCTAAGTCAGGACGATCCTGGGCAGATGTACACTAAAGATCAAGTACTTAGGTTAATTGATTTAGCTTGGGCTGCTGGTTTATTTGAAGGAGAAGGTTGGATCACGCTTAACAACCGCGCCGATGGAGATCGAAACCGACAAGTAGGCATACAGATGACAGATGAAGATGTAATGAGAAGGTGGGTTAAAATTATTGGCCCAACAAGCAGATTCAAGGATTTGTATGGCCCATATCATCCACCGTCGATGAAGGAACATCATAAAGAGCAGTGGGGCTGGATTATATCCAAGAAGTCAGAACTCACCCGTGTCCTTCAGATGTTATTACCTATGTTCGGTGAGAGGCGTGCAGCGAAGGCAATGGAGATGATGAAGGAGGTAGATGAAATTACTAATTGACGCAGACTTTATCGTTTATAAATCCTGTGCTGCTGCAGAAGATGAAATAGATTGGGCTGAGGATGTAGTTCTTGTCACCAGTCGTTTCAGTGAAGCTTATAAAGCGGTTATAGGTGAAATAGATAAAATAGTGAAAGAGTTTGGTGAACATGCTGAACCCATCCTATTCTTCTCTCATTTTGATAATTTTCGGAAGAAAATTTACCCGGCATACAAGGGGCATCGAAATAGAAAGAAGCCTTGCGGGTATAAAAAAGTTATCTCTATGCTACATGATGATTATCATGTGGTTATATTACCTGAATTAGAAGCCGACGATGCAATGGGTATCTACGCTACTACATATCCTGGCAACGTTATCGTAAGTCCAGATAAAGATATGAGACAAATACCTGGATCATTATATGACTTCAAAGAACACACACTCATCGATAAAACTGATGGCAGAAATTGGCATTACATTCAGACTCTTGCCGGTGACGCAACCGACGGTTACTCTGGCGTTCCTGGCATTGGCGTTAAGCGCGCTGTAGCACTGTTTGAAAATACGGGCTACAATTGGAAAACAATTAAAGACGCATTCGCTGCTAAAGATCTTGATGAAGATATGGCGTTGATGAATGCCCGTCTTGCAAAGATCCTTACTAAAGATTACTATGATGACAAGCGACGAGTACCTATCCTCTGGAGTCCCGAAACCAGTAACGAAGTTGACAATGGAGCAGGATCTTCAAATGAGGGTTCTGTTTGACGCTATAACTAATAATGAGACAGATAAAGATGATTTAAACACACTCATAATGTCTCTACAACATCAGAACTATGTTCTGTCCAACTCAATGATGAACCTAGTAAAGAAATGGCCAACTATTTCCACCTCAGCAACACCCACACAAACAGTACAAACGACAAAGGACCAGACTACTACAAAAGAGGTAAAGCCCAGGTTTGGGACTTTATTCGGGATAACGATTTAAACTTCCACCTCGGTAATGCAGTTAAATACATCGCCAGAGCTGGATACAAAGACAGTAAGAAAGAAGACTTAATTAAAGCAATCCACTACCTAGAGAATGAACTCGAACACACCATCAACACTACAGCAGCAGGCCAAGGAATTCCGGAAGGCCTATCGTGTACCCAACTCGAAGACAGTCTGCCAAAGATCAACACAGAAAAATCTGATAGTGGAAGAGTTCAAAGAGTTCTTGGAGGCGGAAGGTCTACTTTTTCGACATGATCCAGCCTTCACAACAGATACATTAAAAGAATTAGCAGACCTGGTGTACGTATGTTACCAGTATGCTGAGAATATGGGATGGGACTTAGACACAGCTATGGATAGGGTCCATCAGTCGAACATGTCAAAGCTCGGAGAGGATGGTAAACCCATCCTACGAGAAGACGGCAAGGTCCTCAAGGGCCCAAACTACAAACCACCAACATTAACAGACTTGATATGACACATGAACTAATCTCCCGTACAGGTCGGGTACAAAATTGGATGGACAATCCAGAGGGACGATTACCGGTATCGTGTACCGTCTATGTCGTAGAGGATTCTATGGACGAAGGACGTGACTCAATCGAAAACAGCTGGAGATTCGTCTCTCATGCTCTCCGATATGGAGCAGGAGTTGCAGTTCATCTATCAAACCTCCGACCCAAAGGAAGTGAAAACGGAAAGGGTCTTACAGCTTCTGGCCCTGTATCATTCGGCAAAATCTACTCAACATTAAATGAAACTCTTCGGCGTGGCGGTGTCTACAAAAATGGCGCTTGCGTCTTGCATTTGGATATCAACCATCCTGATATACTTGAGTTTATTACTACCAACAGATCAGAACTCCCATGGGTCAAGCGATGTGTCAATCTCACTACCGAAATGTGGGACGACACAAGCGAAGGACTACGGGAATCTCTGCTATACGGAATTAAAAGTGGAGACATTTGGCTCAATAAAATAAAGCACGATAACAATGGAAATAGAATCTATGGAAATGTCTGTCTTGAGGTTTACCTGCCCTCACGAGGTACCTGTTTGCTCCAACATGTCAATCTCGGTGCCTGTGACATCAGAGAAATCCCAACGGCTTTCTATAGCGGTATGTCCCAACTGTGCGATCTCCATGGCAGAACAGGTGTTGGAGAATCTGGAGAGTATCTTCCCCCGGCAACAGACAGACAGGTTGGACTGGGAATGCTCGGACTCGCCAACCTCTTACGGAGGTACAAAGTAACTTACAAGGAGTTCGGCTATGCACTCGAACAACTCAACATGGATGCCATCGACACCTCACTCGGAGAAGCGAAGAACATCGCACTTCAGTTTAAAATGGGTGTTGACGCGGCTGCTAACGTTGCCCGCAGTAATAACATGGATAGGGCTTTTGCTATCGCTCCAACTGCTAGTTGTAGCTATCGAAGCACTGACGTGGACGGCTACACAGCAACACCAGAAATCGCCCCACCAATCGGACGCAAAGTAGACAGGGATAGCGGCACCTTTGGTGTCGAACCTTATGACTATGGCGATGTTGAAATAGCGTCTGAAGTAGGCTGGGATGCCTACAAGAAAGTAGTAGATCAGATCATGATTATGCTACAAGATACGGGACTTCTTCATGGATACAGCTTCAACTCTTGGAGTGATGTTGTAGCCTACGACAATGCGTTCGTTGAGGAGTGGCTGGCTTCGCCCCAGACCTCCCTTTACTATAGTCTACAGGTAATGGGAGACACACAGAACAAGACCAATGTCTACGCGGCATTGGATGAGTCCTCAGTTGAAGATTACTTGGCAGACATTTTAAATACACAACCAGACTGCAACTGTCAAGAATAATGAGAAAGAATCCTTATCAACAACTAATGGACCGAAAGCGGAAGTGGTCCCCCGTACAAACCACCGCAGGGAAACTAAGAGAAGGAAGTGAAGAGACGATATATCGGGCACTGGCGATTCGCCACATGGAACTACCGGTTGGTGACTTCATTGGAGAAGCTCTTAACCGTGAGGTTCCATCGTACTCGCGGGAACTTCTTGAGTCGAATGTTACGGACGAAGAGAACCACGACCTCGCTCTCGGTTACATCGCCAATGCTATCGGTACTGATCCTAAGTCTGAGGCAGAAGCCATTAAGCTCCGAGAAGCTTGGACTTCTCATCCTGATCACACGATCCTCAAAGCACTTGTTGCCGAGCGTGCGGTTTTCTTTGTACTACTCCCTTTTTTTAGGTTTAACGGTGACGCTGGTTTAAGAACAGTATCCGCAGACATTTCACGTGATGAACAAATACATGTTGCCGCTAACTCTCTTGTATGTAGAGAGTTGGGTTTATCTCCTAGTCCAAGTCTGGATAAGCTTAGGAAGGCCACCATTAACTGGGTTATGGAACCTCTAGGTGTAAATACCTACGATAGATATTTGGACAAAAAATTCTGGCTGGATTCCAGTGATCGTTTAATGTATGAAGGTAAGGCTCCCGAGCTTTCCGAAACACAGCGAGCACGGATGCCATCCTTCTTTGAACATAGCAATGTCAACCTCCCACAATATGCTTGAGGCCCTCTATGGTCCTCAGTTCGATCGACACCTCCTGGACGAGATTCAGGAGGTCTTCCCACCAACCACACCTATCCCTACAGATACAGTGTCACAAGTAATGTACAACGCTGGCCAACAGTCAGTAATTCAATGGTTAATTAAACGAATGGAGGACGAGAAGTAATGCCGAGAGGATATACACCACCGTATCAGGAACCTGAAACAGTAACAGTAACAGAATACACCAACCCAGTAGTGCATTCTGGTTACGATCCTGACGGATTACAAGAGTTATTCGAGGAGGAATACATAGACTGGGATGCATTTGAATGGGATACTTGGAACTGGGTGATCAATCAGCCAGAGGGTGACGGCGACGACGACGACGATGACGACGGCGGACCACTACCAGTTGGAAGTATACAAGATGGTGCAGATATAAACTTCGATTACTATCTAAGTGATCCTTTATATCAAATGGCTTTTGCTAATATGGCAGCAGATGATGATGATTTCAGTGTAAATGATATAGATTTAGATGATTTAAAGGAGGCTACTAAAAGTATAGTAGAAACCTATCGAAGTGTTATGGGTGATAAGTACAGACCACCTTGGAAGCAAGATCTACCTGATAAGTTTGTACCAACAGAAATGAAGACTGATTATAGGACACCATTCAAGATGCCCAATCTAGTTCATCCAACTATTGGCCCTATCATGGGTCCCGGGCTGGCCAACCTGAAAAAACGGTCAGGTGCTTGGCATGAAGCTAGTAATAGAACGCTTCAAAACATCGCTGATAAAACTCCATCAGAAAGCTTTAGTCAGGAGTGGAAAGAATCAGAAGATGCTCGGAAACAATTACTCCGAGACGGTTAACGTAAACTTAAACAAAAAGAGGCAGTACAATGGCAACATTTCTAAATCAATTCGCATCAAATGGTAGATTCGGAGTAGCAGGCGGGCATCTAGCAGCAGCTAGAGGAGCTGGATACTCCGACAAACAAATCGCTACAGCTATTGCTCAAGGTGGTCATGGATTACTAATTGGTAATAAGATCAGACCAGGTATGCCAATGCATACACAGATGGCTATGAGTGGTAAAGGTAAAGCAGGTAACTGGATCCATTACTACCAAAACCCTAGTGGCTTAGTAGGTCAAGAAGGTTTGGGCAGAGCCATCGCTGAAGGAAGGACTCCAGACGAATTGATAGCAGCTGGAGTAAATCTAGCAGGTGCTAACTATGGTAAGAATTGGGGAGTACCAGGCTTTGGATTGCAGGCATCTCAATGGTTATTAAATCAACAGCAGGAAGAGGCTGCCATGCAGGCTCCTTCAGCAATGGATTTAGAAGATCCTATGGATCCAGCATCTAAAGTAGATAACACTGCAGGCTACACGGCTCAAGGTTTAGCAACACCTCAACCTGAAGGCCATGGCCTAAATACTGGTGGCACAGGTGAGGCATTCGGCCGGAAGAAAAAGAAACTCGGCGGAGCGAACCCTGCATTAATGATTAATCCTATTACACAGTGATTTAAACTATGTCTTACTATAATTTTATGGAACATTTCCGTGGAAAGCACGGAAACTACGGGAGGCAGAGTTGGATCAGAGCTTCTGATGCAGGATATAATCCCTTTCAGATTAAAACTGCAATCCAACAACAAGCTAAATACAATAATAGAACTGTTGGTGAAGGTTTAAGGCAAGATTACATGCGACATACACCTGGTTATGCTCATGGTCTCAGCCAATTTCAAGGCCCTGAAGGTAACCTTGGTCTTAAATACTACAACCAAGCAAAGGCAGCAGGATATAAACCTGCAGAAATACCAGATCTAGCTGGGCAAAGTGGTATGTTTCTACCAGACGGAGCGTATAACCAGTGGTTAAAAGATATGGGTCAAGATGCGGCTTCTCTGAACGCAGAGATGGCTGACGTTCCTGACGCGGCCAGCGGAGTAGATAACACTGCAGGATACTCAGCCCAAGGCCTCGCTTCACCGGAAGGGATGTCTCATGGAATGGGTGGAACTGCTGATGCTTTCGGTAGAACATCGGGCCCCTCAAAAAAGCGATCAACAAATCCAGCATTAATGATTAATCCTCTTACATACTAATGACTGCAAAGACTAGATATGATGTACTTACTAGTGATAGATCTCAATACTTAAGAGTAGCAGAAGACGCTGCCAAATTAACTATACCTTACTTAATACATCAGGATGATAATGCCACAGGTCACAGAAATTTAACCACACCGTGGCAGGGAGTAGGTGCAAAAGGAGTGGTAACATTAGCTAGTAAGTTAATGCTTGCACTCCTACCACCACAGACTAGCTTCTTTAAACTACAAGTAGACGAGGAGATGTTAGGTGATATAGGTCCAGAATTTAAATCTGAATTAGATCTATCGTTCGCTAAGATCGAACGTACAATACTAGAAGCTATCGCAGCTTCCGATGATCGTGTTGTAGTACATCAAGCATTAAAGCATCTAGTTGTAGCTGGGAATGCACTAATCTACATGGGTAAAGAGGGGTTAAAATTATACCCTCTTAACCGTTATGTTGTAGACAGAGATGGTAATGGTAACGTTCTTGAGATAGTTACTAAAGAAAAAATTAGCAAAAAAATTATCGAGGAATTAATTCCCGATTTAAATACTGGCGACGTCACCAGATATAATGATGACGATACATCTGACTGTGATGTGTACACCCATGTAAAAGTTGATGGAAAAAAAGTATCTTGGCACCAAGAAGTTTATGACAAGATCATCCCTAAGTCGCAAGGTAAAGCACCTCTTGATACTACACCCTGGCTACCCCTGAGATTTAATACAGTTGACGGAGAGGGCTATGGAAGGGGCCGTGTCGAAGAGTTTATCGGAGACCTTAAATCCCTAGAGGCACTCAGTCA